CCCACGGAGACCACATTCAGAAGATGGGTGGTCACCATGGTAGGCAATGGGCAGCCCATACCATGGAGTGACTTGGTGTAAGAACAAAAGTCTAAGTAAATTTATTAGGCTCTTGCACAGCTCCTCCAAGCGCACTACCTTTGCCCAGTCATTTAAAACAATGGATTATGGCAAAGACGACAAAGAAGACGGGAAGGGCGAAGCCTACAGCACCAAAGGCTGGGGTTACAAGAACCCACAGAAGGTACGGTTGTGGAGGAAAGATTAAGAAATAAGGCGTTTTACAAAGTTACACTACAGGCGTTGAAGGTCATCCCAATGCTTTTAGCCTTGGTCGCTGTACTGAACTCCGTCCTGTCTTACATGGGGATGGATGTCACGGCCCTCAGCTACATTGGAGGAACTTCATTGCTCCCTATAGTGTTCCTATACTTGGTCTCCTACCTGTTCAAGTTCTGCGTTTGCCACAGGATGTTCCTGCATTACATTGTGGTCACAAACTGCATGAACATTTATGACTACCATATAGGAATACCATTGCAGGACTTGCAGATGCTGTGCCTGTATATGACAATGACTGGAATATTTTTGTTCTTAATATTATATCTGTATGTTAAAAATCATAAGAGACCTGTTGCTGAAAGTGGTGGAAAACATTGACGCAGGAAACAGCCGCCTCACTGAAGGCGAGATGTTGTAGGTAATAGACACCCTAAGAGCCTTCACGGACAAGGAGGTGAGGCTGAGCAAGTATTAGTCCTGCCAATATCTGAATATGTGCAGGGCGTCATTCGACAACTATGTAAGGTCTGGCAAGCTGCCGCAGGGATTGAAGGTCACGGGATTCAAGGAGAAGTTCTGGACTAAGAAGAATTTGGATGAGTTTATAAAATTGAATAAAGGATGAAGTGGTCTTGGAAGAAGCAGGAGGATTTTCCACAGGGAAGGAAACATTGCGAAAGGGATTTTACTTTGGAATTAGGCTTCTTGAAGTTCGCCATGTCCCTCCACAAGGAATGTGTTATTGAAAAGGGAAATCCTAAGGACATTAAAGAAACTGAGGAGGAGGCTGTTGCTCCTCCCCAGAAGTGATTACTTTTTGAAACTGAATTTGTCAAGTAGCCAGTCAATGAACTTCGTTACAGACGCACTGATTTGGAAGCCATATCCTTCCTTCTTAGCTTTAGTTCTGAATTTCATTACTTTTTGCTGCTCAATGCTTTTGTATTTATGATAATCAAGCATAAAACAAGAGCATTAAAGGTTAAACACTTGGGACATTACTGTGTAGGGACTCCCTTATGCCTTTAAAGCATAACGTGGAGTCCCTTCTATTATTGTTTTATTACATAAACCAGTTTTTGCTTGTCTAAAAGAAAAAGATATTCTACATTTGCAGAAAAATATATAAAGACATGGAAACAATGACACAAAGAACCCCCTTAACGTTGAGCCTTCCAACGAATTTGGTTGAAACGTTGAACAGAAAAGCGGAAAGCAAGCATAAATCCCTTAATACCTATATGGAGGATATACTGTCAGAAATATCTTTCAACGAACCTAACGAAGATACAGCGGAGGCTTTCAAGGAGCTGCAATCAGGACATTATGCTGGCACACTCGATGTGTCCAGTTATGCTATGTTCGTGAAATCTGTTGAAGCTATCCAATGAAAGAGATTGTTTATTCAACCAAGGCTAAAAGAGACCTTAAGAGGTGTAGCAAGAATCCATTGAAAATGGAGGCTCTTTACTCTGTATTGCATAAGTTGTCTGAAGGAAAACCACTCCCCGCAAGATGTAAGGTGCATAATCTTATAGGTCAATATAACGGATGTCAGGAATGCCATATAGGAAATGATTTTCTTCTTATTTGGATTGATGATGAAAAGATAAGGGTAATGAGGATTGGTAATCATTCAGAATTGTTTAGATAGACATAAAAAGAAAGTGTGCCAGTTTTGACACGCCTCCTTTTATCATCTTTGCTGCAAATATATAAAAGATTTTGTATTGTCACAAATTATTCTATTGTAATTGTTATCTTCTCCCCCTTCATCAATGCTGGCATTATATGCTCGTCCATCAGCTTCAGGAAGAACGAGGTGGAGTTCATCACCTTCCCCTTCACCTTGTTCTCTCCAACCGCTATGCACCCCAAGGACTCCTGCGCAGTATTGAAGGGATGTATCCTTATCCCCTGAAAGCCCTTGACATCCATTATCTGAGGGCACTTGCCCCCGTACCTCTTGCACCAAGCCCTGTCATGGAATTTGCTTGACCAAGTCAGTTGCACTTCATATTCTCCAGTAGGGATCGCCGTTTGGCCATATATCTTCTTGGCCTTCACCTCTGATTCAGGCATGGAATCACTCAATCCCCTGTCTTTGTCCTCAACCGTCTCTGAGAACTTCACGCCGTCAATGAAGAACTGCCCTATCGTGTATTCAGGCTTTTTCCACTTTCTTGACACTCTTAGCTTCATTTTTTCTCCCTCCTTTCTGCTGCAACGGCTCTATGTCCTGCCTTTCCTTGCAGGACTCCTTGAAGCAGATGTTGCGCTTGAGGTATGACACTTGGGCTTGCAATTCATCAATCTCGCTTCTCAAGTCCTCGCTTTCCTTGCGGTACTCATCAAGCCTCTTGCTGTTGTCCTCGCACAGCTTGATGTAAAAATCCAATGACTGCTACAGGTTCTCTATCACCTGCTTGTCAACCTCCGCATTGTATTTCCTCTTTGTCAGGATGTATGTCAGGACGCTGGAAATTCCTGCGGCAAGTGCGCCTATCAGGGCGATTATTATCTCCGTGTTCATTTCAGTGTGTTTTTATTTTACATTGTCATCGTTCCAATCCCATGCAAAGGTAGCCATATAGGGGATGAAAGCTCGTAGGATTAACGGCGTGTTTTGCCAATCTAAAGGATTGCCTTAGATTGTGTCTTCCGTTAAATAAACATAAAAACGCTTCACTTTTACATTAATGCGTTTGTTTAATTAAATATTATATTTATCTTTGCCACAGATTTTTAGGATGATGGGGTTTTGATGAAAAACACAAACAGTCAAATTTAACACAAGAGGGATTCTTCTATGGTGTAATGGTCAGCACAGAACCCTCTAAATGTTCAGGTCAAAGTTCGAGTCTTTGTGGAAGGACAATTAATTGATTTAATACTATGGAAAGAGAACTGGTAATTGAGAGATTGAAGGAGGAGCATGCAGCCCTCAAAGAGAAGTATGGGAGACTTCTCAATGCGTTGAATGACGAGGGCTTCATCCAGGAAGCGGGGGAAGACCAAGTGGAGCTTCTGTTAGACCAAGAGAGCATAATGAGGCTTTATCTGAAGACATTGATGCTAAGGATAGGTAATCTTGCCAACAGGAGTGAAGCAAAGACAGAGCCAAAGAAGGAGAAGGAGGGGGCGAAGGAGCGCAAGAAGGAAAGCCCTTCAAAAGCCCCCAAAAAGGATGCGGAGGAGATTGCCGTCATAGAGTCCTTCATTAACGCCTTAAAGGAAATGTTGGAAGACTCGTCTGAGAAAAAGGAGGGCAATGCGGATGAAATGGTTTCCTACTATGTTAAGATATGAGGGAGATAAATGAGTATAACTTTGAGGATTTTTATGAGAGGGGCTTATGCTCCTTAGCTGCGGTGGCTGTGGATGAGGTGAGGGAAATCAACAGGAGGGCTTCCGAAAACGGCTTCTTGGATTCACAGTGGCTGATTGACTTTCACGATGACTTGAATGAGCAGTCCATTGATGAGGACAGGGAAGATACAAAGACCTCTGAGAGACAAGATACCTCAATCTAAACGATATAGAAATCTATCTTCATGGGTATTATGCAGAAGGATTACAACTTGGTTCTTCACTAAAGCGTTTCCCTGCATTTATCAAACAGACAAATTCAAAATGTATTGTATAGTGATGTAGAAGATTTTAGTTTGGATTGTTGCTCACCAGGCTGTCGTTTGGGGTATAATATGCTTCCTTGCCATTCTAAATGTGATAGCGTTTATACTATGTCCGTCATACCTTTCTTGGAGGATAATCGGGCTGCTGACGTGGAATTTCATTGGTTTATACATCGTGTATCTGATTGAAGTATTCAAGAAATGAAAGACAAGTACATTCTATGTGGAAGTTTCTGGGTAATGTCATAAAGAACAACACGGGAGTGAGTTCCAAGAACTTCTTTCTTGTCATCGTGACCCTCATTGGATTTGTGCTGTTGACGATACCTGCCGTGATACTGACGGTGGAGGTGGTGTTCAACCACACCATCCAAACAGACCTCAATGGGATGGCGGCTTACATAGGTTCAGTTGCAGGGTTGTTTGCCACAGCAGGGATAACAAAGGCTTGGAGTGAGAAATATGAGAGAAGAAATTGAAAGGACAAGGATGGATGATAATATTCCGATAGAAGAAATTATACCATTTGGTGATGCACAATTTTATCAGCTTACAGGCAGGATGGGTTACTTGAACAAGAAATTTATCCCAGAAATATTAAGAAATAAAAAGTCTATACAATTAGATGAAGAGGCATTTAAAAGACTAATGCCTATTATGGAAAGCGTTTCAAATATAACATATAGATAAAAATAGAAGTGTGATTACAACACTCCTATTATTGGAAACTTAACAGAAAAGCTATGCGATGGCATAAATCCAACGTAGTAATCTTAGGATTTTCCAAACGGTTTTCCAATCTATAGACTTGTCTGTTTTAGCCTTATTAGCAACCAGTCTATAGTAAAATTGCTAAATGGCTTTTATGATATTGTTTATCATAAATATTAAAGCAAGAGGGGATTACTATTTAAGTTTCCTCTTGCTTTTAAGCAACGAAAAGACAAGAACATTATTATATAGGAAAGGTGAAAAGTAAGACAGTAGAGGACTGGCAAGAGACTTTAATTAAGAGTTATGGTGCGACTTGTGCACCTATGACTTAATGAAGTCATACAGTGCACAAGCCAGCACATTCAATATTAAGGCTTGTAATATCATCATAAATATTATTGTCTCTGCCAGTCCTCATGTCTAATAACGAAAGTAAAAAGAGAACTATTATAAATTCATTAAATAAAAGATAAAATGGAAGAGAAAAAGAAAAAAGTGAAAAGCATTGAAATCAGTGTGCGTATTAACAAGGAAAAGGTGACGATGAAAAGCTTTCTCCTCCGTGTACTGAAAATGCTGTTGGTGGCAATCACAGTGTTCAACATTGGCTTGGCACTTGTGGTGGCGGGAGCTAAGATTGTCTTGGGCTATACGCTTGTGCATTCTTTCGCACAGTGGATAGGCTACAACTTCTTGGCACTTGGTATAAAATGGATATATGGCATACTTTTCAAAGAGAGAGTAACACTTGTAATTCCAGAGGACACAAAAGCCCAGATAGAAAGGGGTTTTGAGGAAACGGATGAGGACGTTTCCAAGAAGGAAGCGGAAGAAGAAAATGAAGCAAAAGAAGAGAAAGAATAAGGCAATAGGTTAAAGGCGGAGGGCAGCTATAGATCCTCTGTTGAATGGAGCTAATTAACCAAACATAGCATGACAGGATAGCTCTATGTCTTGGAATACGGTTTCCCATCCTACAGACTAATCGATTTTAAAGACGAATGTAGAAAGTCTGTAATAAAACTGCATTGCCCACTATCTTATGTAAAACATAATTTAGTGACTATGGAGGAATGGCCTGTGGTTGGGTTAGCAGCCGTCAGGTACTCCATTGTGGTTTAATAACGGAGAATTATTGGTTTTATCATAATTTTTTTACTTGAATTATTACGGCTTTTCCTGTTGTGAAACAGGGAAAGTTTTGGCTCCTTAGCTCAGTGGATAGAGCGTTGGTTTCCTAAACCAAGTGTCGAAAGTTCGAGTCTTTCAGGAGTCACGATGTTTTACTTTTCGGTATTTCATCTTATATTAAAAGCTTAAATTTAAATGGGCGGTTTGTGAAAATAGCCCATTTCTCACATTAAGAGGAAAAGGATGATAGCGAAAAAGGGGCTTGGGACTCTGAATGTGAATGGACACTAAAAAGGTGTGCCTTATGGCACACCCCGAAGCCGTTTTAGAGCAATGGTAAAATAAAAGACAACATTACTCCAGCTACAACTCCGCCTATTATACAGGCGGTAACATTGAGTAAAAAGTCTATCAGTTTATTTTTCCATTCTTGCTTCTAAGAACGAGCTTCATCAGGAAGCCCATTCTAAGCATTGACGATAATAATTTTAATATTACGCATAGATATTAGACGGGATTTATACAGGGCAACATTGCCAAGTATTCGGAGCATTCCCAAGCTCCTTTTACAACTTTTGTGTTAGTCGGGCAGCTTTGTGTTTGAACTAACAGATGAGATTATTTTTCATATATTTTAATTTATAATTGATTAGCAGATTTTCTGCTAATGCAGCCATCTTGCTTGTGAAAGTAGAGTGGTTTTTTGTATATGTTTACCGCAATGTTTACTTCCTGCTTTTTTGTCGGTCAACTTTGGTTACAGAATCAACTTTTGGAATAAAACAAGAGAGACTTGCGATGCCTTAAATCACAAGGACTTCGCAAGCCTCTCTTCTCTTTGGGTGGAGGGTGGGGCTCGAACCCACGACATTCAGCCCTCAAAGGATGAGAGCATGAGGGTGACTGACATTTACATACAAAGAGATTTCGTGATGAAGAACAAAGCCAATGAAAAAGTGATGGATTATGTGTTCGGGGATATATTAATGAAGCCATTAGACCTTCTTACTCCCAGGGTAAGCTGTTGCTTCCTTATATGGGGAATGCGTAAAATCGCATGATTTTAAACATTATGGTATGAAGAAATTGATGACAGCCATAGCTGTGCTGTCCTTTATATGTCTATGCATGGCAATGCATAGCAACGTACAGCTCAAGAAAAAGTATGATGTTGCCACAGCCAATGTAAAGGCATACGAGGGGCGGCTTTTGGGCGGAAAGACAGAGACCAGGGCATTGCAGTTGACGGTTAGCCAGTTGCAGTATTTCAAGGATTCAATTTTGGTGAAGATGGATTCAGTCAGGAAAGTCTTGAGAATCAAGGACAAGAACCTGAAATCATTGTAGTATGCCGCTTCTACAATCACCAGGCAAGACACCATTGCGCTGAAGGATACCATCTTCTATGAGCCTTAGAGAAAGGACGGTGTCTTGCTGGACACCCTCATTGGGGATGCCTGGTATAGTATGCGGATGAGGTTCAAATATCCCAATTATGTAGTTGTCAAGCCGTGGTTCAAGAGTCAGAAGTATGTTACTGTAAGCACCAGGAAAGAGACGGTGAATCCCCCGAAGAAGTGGTGGCTGCTAAGGCTTTTTTAGAGGAGGCATGAAGTGGTCATAGTGAATGTGCTGGAGGAAAGCCCCTACATACAGGATAGCGTCAGCCAGTATGTGAAGATAGTTAAGTAACCTAAGTGACATCGTTAGGTTGTTGCTGATGCCACTGAAAGGCTGTACATTTGCGGTGGCATAAGGCCAATGGTGGAATGTGGGCTTATGGTTTTTTCATATTTGGTTATTTTGTTCGATTATTAGTAGGAGGGCGTACATCATTTATGGTGCGCTCTTTTTAGTTATGGGATAGGAAAAGTTGAAAAGGTGAAGATGGAAAAGGTGAAAAAGTAAAGAAGTAAAAAGGTAAAGGGAGGGTGGGGAGAGCGAGTAATGTTGTGTAAAGGCTTATGAGGCATTAGGGGAAAGGATAGATGGTTTAAGTAAAATAGTTAGGTCTTTTGCGGGGCGTTGCTTTATGGCTACATTTGCCATAAAAACAGAGGAAGAGGGGTATGACATACACTAATGGTGGCTTTCCGCCACAGCAACTGCCGTTCAGCAAGAAGAACAAGGCGTGGAGAAAGAGGGTCGTGGACTTTGCGGACGACAAGAGCTTCCTTCACCATCATTTGACGAGGAAGTCAGTGTTTAACATGAAGATAAACTACGACCTCCTCAACGGCAAGCTGCACATTGAAGACTTGAAGGTCCTGCTCAACCCCTACAACCTTGACGCATCCTACATCCCTGACGGCATACAGCACTACCCATTGATGAATTCAAAGTTGCAAGTGCTGAGGGGAGAGGAGAGCAAGAGGGTGTTTGACTTCAGGGTCGTAGTCACCAACCGAAACGCAATAACGGAGATTGAGGAGAACAAGAGGCGGGAACTTTTGGGAAGTCTGCAAAGGCTTATGGCCGAAGACTCATAGTCCGAGGATGAGTTCAACCAGAAGTTGGAGAGGCTGAGTGACTACTTCCAATATGAATGGCAGGACATGAGGGAGGTGAGGGCGAACCAACTGCTGAACCACTACACCAAGGAGCTTGAGGTGTCATAGCTTTTCAACCAGGGCTTCTTTGACGCAATGGCCGTTGGGGAGGAGATTTACCAGTGTGACATAGTGGGGGGAGAGCCTGTAGTTGAAAGGCTTGACCCCATGAAAGTGAGGATATTAAGGTCTGGTTACTCCAACAAGATTGAGGATGCGGACATCATAATAATAGAGGACTACTGGTCTCCTGGGAAGGTGATAGACACCTACTGGGATTAGCTGTCGAGGAAGGATTTGGAGTACATTGAGAAGATGTCAGACAGTCTTGGCGGCAACCACTATGACAGCATGGACAATGAAGACCCAAGATTTGGCTTTGTCAATGGGGCGGTCTTGGGTGATGAGGCGGCTCACAATGGAGGCTTCACGTTTGACCCCCTGACCCTTTTTGACGATGACATTGACAACTCCCTGCTCCCATACGACATGGAGGGCAACATAAGGGTGCTGAAAGTCTATTGGAAGTCAAGGAGGAAGATAAAGAAGGTGAAGAGCTATGACCCTCAGACGGGGGAAGAGCAGTTCAACTTCTACCCAGAGACCTACATAACCAAGGAAGACTTGGGGGAGGAAGAGCAGTCCTTTTGGGTCAATGAGGCTTGGGAGGGGGTGAAGGTTGGCTCTGACATCTATGTAAACATGAGGCCGAGGCCTGTGCAGTACAACAGGCTCAGCAACCCCTCAAGATGCCATTTCGGGATAATAGGCTCCATATACAACATCAACGGTGACGCCCCTTTTAGCATGGTGGACATGATGAAGCCGTACAACTATTTGTATGACGTCATCCATGACAGGCTCAACAAGCTGCTGGCGAAGAACATGGGCAAGATAGTGAAGATGGACTTCGCCAAAGTCCCCAAAGGCTGGAATGCGGACAAGTGGATGTACTACATAATGGTGAACAACATAGCCGCTGAGGACAGCTTCAAGGAGGGCAACATAGGAGCGGCCACTGGCAAGTTGGCAGGAGCGATGAACAACGCTTCTTCAGGAGTGATAGACGCAGGACTCGGCAATGAGATACAGCAATACCTTAGCCTGCTTGAAAGCATAGACCAGCACATGGGCAATGTGGCTGGACTTTCACCCCAAAGGCTTGGAGCGATATCCAACAGGGAGACTGTGGGAGGCGTGGAGAGAAGCACCCTGCAAAGCTCCCACATCACTGAGTGGCTCTTCTTCATCCATGAGAGCGTGAAGAAGAGGGTGTTGGAATGCCTCATGGAGACGGCGAAGATAGCCATGAGGGGCAGGAGCAAGAAGTTCAGCTACATACTGTCGGACGGCTCAGAGAAGTTGGCGGAGATAGACGGTGATGAATTTGCGGAGTGTGACTATGGACTGATGGTGGATAACAGCAATGGAGCGCAGGAGCTTAATCAGAAACTTGACACCTTGGCACAGGCGGCACTTCAGAACCAGCTGCTTGACTTCTCTTCAATAATGAGGCTCTACACCACGACTTCACTTGCTGAAAAGCAGAGGATGATTGAAGCCAACGAGAGGAGAGTGAGGGAGCAGCAGCAACAGCAAAGCCAGCAGCAGATGCAGATTCAGCAACAGCAGATAGAGCAGCAAGCTCAGACTGAGCAGCAGAAGATGCAGATGGAGCACCAGATGCACCAGGAGGACAACGAGACCAAGATACTGGTGGCGCAGATTAACGGGAGTGCCGAGGAAAAGAGGTTCGCCATGATGCAGGAGGACGATGGCATCACCAAAGAGCAGCAGTACCAGTTGCAGCAAGACGAGTTGCAGCAGAAGGTCAGGGAGTTTGACGCAAAGATGAGGCAGGAGAAGGACAAACTTGACTTTGAGAGGCTGAAGCACAAGGACGACACCCGTCTGAAGGAGAAGCAGATAACCAAGAGCAATAACAACAAAAGATAAGAGATATGCACATATTAAGGAAAATAGTGTTGAGCAGGACTGAGCCTGAAAGGAACGTGCTTTGGATAGACCCTGACGCTGAGGCCATAAAGTACTTCAACGGCGGATGGAAGGTCCTGTGTGGCAGGGATGGCGAGGACACCAGCCTGCTGAAGGATGCCATCAACGCCTTGCAGGAGAGCAAGCAGGACATCCTTGTGAGCGGAGGCACAATAAAGACGGTCAATGGACTGAGCCTGCTTGGAAGTGGTGACATAAAGATTGAGGCTTCCTCCACTGACGAGGAGGATGTGCGGAAGATTGTGGAAAGCATGACGCAGGACAAGTACCTGTCGCAGGACAGCTATCTCACGACCTCTGAGATTGACGGCGTTTGTGCAGACACCACACAAGCGCAAGCCATTCAGGGCAGCTGAAAAAGTGAACATTGCCAATCATTTTAAGCAACATAAGACATGAAGTATTTGAATTTAGATGGCGTCGCACACCTGTGGAGCAAGATTAAGGCTCTTGTGGACGCCAAGCAGGATGCCCTTGTCAGTGGCATGAGCATCAAGACCGTCAATGGGGAGACACTGCTCGGCAGCGGTGACATAGCCATTGACCTAAGCCTGTTCAAGGTGGTCACGGAGCTTCCAACATCTGGCATTGACGAGAACAAGGTCTATCTTGTGCCCAACGGTCAGACGGATGGCACTAATGTATACACGGAGTACATCTATGCCAACTCAAAATGGGAGATACTCGGAGAGTACAAGAGTGATGTGGACTTGTCGGACTATGTGACCACCGAGCAGCTTGAAAGTGCCACATCCACCGCACTTAGTGAGGCGGAGAAAGAATGGGTTGAGGATCAGCTTTTCGCCAAGCTGTTTACAGGTAGCATAACCGCAAGCCCAAGTTCCGTGAATTTTGCTGGCAGCAGTGTCACCGTGACTTACACCCTTACGACCAAGTATGATGGCACTCTCGTTGATTTGGATAGTGTGCCAAGTGGCTGGACTAAGGCAGGAACTGGCACTTACACCAAGGCTGCGACCATTAGCGCAAGCACTGGCTCAAGTATTAACTCTGGTAGTGTTTCTTGTGTCTATAAGGGTAATACCAAGACAATAGGTGCTGCAGGTTGCACTAACGTTAAGGACAGCTACATCCTCCTTTCAACGGCAACCGCCCTTACCACAAGTGACCTCGATAGTATTGCGACCAATGGAACGAAGATTAACAGCGGCAACAGCATAGCTGGTGACAAGACCATCAGCATTACGGCAGCTGGCTCTTACGTTTACTTTGTGATAGCCAACACATCTACTCTGAAGAACGTGCAGCAGCTTGGACTTGACTATCTTTCAGACAAGGCGGGAGCAAGCGTCACACGCACAAACTATGGCACTTACAAGGTCTATCGTTCAGCCAACTCAATGGCCGTTGGCAGTCAGACGGTGACAATATCTTGATGTTTGACTTAAAGGAAAAGGAGGAATAAGATTATGGCATCGAAATTGGAGAATCAAGTTGCATTAGGATTGCACCTTTCAGCTGGTGCGAGTGACGGATACCTCACCAGTGCGGAGTACATATATGACGAGACGAAGCAGCAGAGCATACAGGCCACCATTGACGAGATAAAGGCAAGCACTGGGGACATTGGTGACTTTACAATCAACGGGCAGAAGATAAGCTCAAATCCCGTCTTGACGGGAGCTGGCATTGCCGTGTCATCAAGTGATGGCACCACAGTAGATGAGGCGATAGCCGAGGCAAAGAAGGCTGGCACGGACGCACAGGCGGCCATAGACGCAATGACGGCCATCACCAATGAGGAGATTGACGAGGCTTGCGCATGACAGTGATGGGTTTTTAAAGTCAAAGAGGCTGGGGCGGTATACCCAAGCCTTTTTTGTTGTTGTGGATTGGAAATTAAGGATTGAAAGGCGAAAGTGAAGCGTTGGAAATGGAATGGCGGAATGGAGAGAAAAGCCAGTTGAAGTTTTTGTTTAGCCATTTTAGTTTTATCATTGCCCCTTAAATAGTTAAATGTAATTAAAATATCAAGTAAATGCGTTAGGACATTTGCATTTTACAATAATGTTGCTTAATTTTGCTAACGATTTAAGCCAATAGAATGGCTTGTGGCGATGAAAAGCACTTTTTAGGATGACGGAATTTTTAAGACATAAATGATATATGGCAATTACAAAGGTTAGAGGCAGCCAAGAAAGGCAATGGCAGGCTGAGGAAGATGCGAGGACCATGGCGAGGTATCAGGAGATACTCAGTGACAAGTCACGCATGGGGAGGGCCGTGAAGGTGGCCAAGCAGCAAGCCACGGAACTCAACAAGAGGGCCGCCGCAATGAACAAGGTGGCGGGGCAAAGGGTAAAAGTAAAAAGTGAAAAGGTGAAGAATTGAAAGGATGAAAAGGTAAAAGGGTGAAAAGTAAAAGGTAAAAAGGCAAGAATATTTTAGGATAACGATAATACCATGAAAAACACGGGACAGCGACTGACGGCTTTGAGTACCATGTCATTGATGGACTTGGTTGAGAAGATGAATGAAAGAGGTGTGGCTAAGGACAGCATCGTGGGCATCATAAAGGAAAATGAGGCTTTCATACTCCTTTACTACAAGGATTGTACGAAAAATTGGGAAAAGTGAAGATAGAAGAGAGAAAGAAGCCCATTGGCGACTATGACTCAGAGCCTGTCAGGTACTGTCCGAAGTGCTATTCTTTGTAGATAGGCTACATAGACGGCGTTGAGGACTCCGACTACTGCATGAAGTGCGGATGCTCTGAGATAGCCGAGGCCAACATACAGGAATGGGAAAGGCTGTACGAGAGGAGGTATGGGCGAAAGTTCGTGGACAGGAAAAACGCAATGAGGGCCAGGATGTATGGCCTTACTATGAGTGAGTTGAAGCAGATGTTCCATGACAGCCCATACAGCCATGAGATAATGTACGCCATGTACCCCAGTTTTCCGAGGTACTTGACGAGGGTGGAATCAACCATACTGTTCTTTGACAAGGTATTCAAGGATGGCAGGTTGAATGAATTGCGAGATTTATTAATTGAAAAACACAGGAGATAAAATGGAAAAGAAGAATTTAAAGGCAAAACAGGCGGCACTTAATGCAAACGCCTCAAAGGAAGAAAAGAGTGTGGAGAATCAAGGGCAGAGGAAGGCCACATACGAGGAGCTGAACAACTACTGCATACAGCTGTACCAGCAGAACAGGCAGTTGGCCGCAAAGTTGGAGCAGATGAACGCAGACAACCTCTTCAAGAGGCTTGACTACCTCTTCAGGGTCATTGAGGACTGTGGTGTCTTTGACCATGCCTTTGTTGAGGAATGCACCAAGGAGATTATGCAAGCCATGGCCATACCAGAAGAGAAAAAAGTAGAGGACAAGGAGGAGAAGTGACGCTATGGGAAAACTTCCGAAACCCAACAACATAGTTGAGATAAAGACGGAGTTGGGCACAGAGTTCTTCCGTTGGTGGTGCGTCTTCCTGAGGCCTCTGATAAACCTGACGAACAGGGAGATTGACGTCATATCCTGCTTCTTGAAATGGAGGTTTGAGCTTAGCAAGAGCATATCAGACCAGGCCATACTGGACACCATGGTGATGAGTGACGACACCAAGAAGAGGGTGATGGAGGAGTGCGGCATCACGCAGGAGCATTTCTATGTGGTGATGAGCAACCTGAAGAAGCACAACGTCATAGTGAAGGGCAAGATAAACCCCCGCCTGATACCCAACATGAAGGTTGACGGGGAGAATGGGTATTTCCAGCTCTTGGTGCTGTTCAGGATGCGATGAGTTACAAGGAGATAATAGCCCATGTAGCGCAGGACACGAGGCTTCCGAAGTCACTGGTTAACAAGGCGTACAAAGCCTATTGGAGGATGGTGAGGGAGCATATAGCGAGCTTGCCGCTGAAGGAAGACCTTACTGATGAGGAGTTCCTGGAGCTGCGCCCAAGCGTGAACATACCAAGTTTAGGGAAGCTGGCCGTGACCCTTGACAGGTACAAGTACATAAAGAAAGAGCATGAACGAATAATTAAGGAGAAGAAGAATGTTGCGAATGACGAAAGTTAAGCCCATGTTCACTTCCATAGTGACAACTGGGGACAGGTTTGAGAAAGATTTGTATTCAGGAGGGTTGATAGTCGCCAATAAGGGTGACTTGAAGCCTTGGCAGACGATACTCTTCACAGGCACAAGCGTGAGGGACTTGCAGGTGGGGGACAAGGTTATGGTTTACTTTGACAACTACGCCGTGAAAAGGTACAGCAAGGACTCCATACAGAATGACCTTGACAACAACAAGACCATCAGGTATATGTTCAACTGGCTGACCCTGTACGATGAAAAGGGCGACCCTCAGGAGTGCCTTTTGCTCAATGACAGGGATGTGCTTTACTCCTTTGAGGGGGAGGAAAAAGAGGATGAAGAGACAATACAGATACCCAAGCACGGGTTTTTGGCGTGAAAGAGTGGAAAGGTGAAAGAGTAAAGGGAGAGAGGAGGATATAGTGAAACTGATAACGTTGGATGGGTATAACATAAAGGTGGCGGACGAAGCACTGCTGGTGAAGCCCATAAGGAGGCTGTTCAACATGGACAGGAGCAAGGGCAAGGAGAGGTTCTTTGAACAGATGAGTGTATTGTACTTCGTCTATTCACCCTCCTCGAACTACTCCTACATAGTGGACGAGAAGGACAGGCTTGCTGAGGTTCTTGCGCAGGAGGGCATAAGGGAGTTCCATAACACGGCGGAGTTCAAGGAAGCTGTCGCCGCATACAAGAAGCTGAACATAACGGCGTCAAGCGTGCTGCTTGAGGACACCAAAGTTACCATAGACAAGATGAGGCAGGTTCTGAAGGGCATCAACTTTGATGAGCTTGAGGAGGAGAAGAAGGTCAATGCGGTGAAGACGGTGGCCTCTGTGGTGGCCATGATACCAAAGTTAGTGAAAGACCTCTCAGAGGCGGAGAAGGCTGTGCAGAAGGAGATTGAGGAGACTGGCAAGGCGAGAGGCACACAGGAGCTGACGATAGGAGACATGATGTAAGGGTGAAAAGGCGATTAAAAGTAAAAAGGTAAAAAAGTAAAAAGGTGAAAGGATGAAAGGAATGAGCAAGATGAAGAAGGTTTCTGACAACATGAGATATATGATTGTGGATTTGGAAATGTTCAAGTGCTGCGTGGTGTTCGCCATAGTCAAGGACAGGGGAAATTGTATAGAAGACTTCAGGAAGATATGGAAAAGGGAATTTGACAGTGAGGCAGCAGAGAAAGACTTTGGTTCTAAAGGAAGCTCATTTATGAAATGTCTCAGAGACATGCCAGCTTGGGATAATGTTGATGGAGAGGCTTTTAATTTGGGCAATGACGTGGTTGTAACGATGAATGGCAATGAAGACATAGACCCTTATGTCGTGGTGCATGAGATAACGCACGGCGTGCAGTTCATCTGCCGAAACAGGGGGGTTGATGACATAGAGACCGTGGCTTACATGATGGAGTACCTGTGCAGGAGCATAATCAGGGAGCTGTATAAATGGAAAGCTGAGGACGGTGAGGACAAAGACTAATGATGTCTGGCTATTGAAAAGGGAAAGGAGAGTGCCGTGAGGCATTCTCCTTATTATTTATTTGCATAGAAGTCCTGTAATATTTTGTCTAAAACAATTTTATGTCGTGTCTTAGTGTAAGGGCTACGATACATCGCATATATCAAATTGACATACTCATTTTCGTCAAGGACACATACAACCTCGGTATTCTCCATTTCTTCAACGAAAGATTCTTTTGTGCCTTCCTTTATTCCATAATCAAACGTTATTACTGAACGTTTAGGAAAGGCGAAATCTTCTCCTGTAGAAGGGTTTTTCCCTATACTGACACCCTTCTCAAAGACATACGAAACACATTCCTTATTTCGATATATAGTCCCATGTTGTATCTCTTCCTCTGACACTCCAGCACGTGATTGTGATGTCGTGAAGCACCCAACAACGTTCAACTCTTCATCTTGGTATAAGGTGACAATGTATTTGTTGTGTGGAGAATACAAATTCTTAGCATAGCCATACACTATTTCACGTGGTTGGAACATCAGCTTCTATTCTATGTCTATTTAATGCAGCTTGGAAACTCATATTCCATCTTGCATCTTCGTATGTCTCGTTTTTGTCTTCAGCGTCACCATTCAACAATTTCAGAGGAATTAAAACGCTTGATTTTCCATCTATAAACTTCACGTGATTTTCTCTTACAATCCGTGACCACAAGGAGTCCTCCTCATGGGTTAAGGCTGAGAGTTCATCAGCTGTGCTGTTGGCGTATTCGAGGATCACATCATCAACGCCCTCAATCTCGTATGGGCTGAACTCATCCATCTGTTTGAACACGTGGTAATCATTTTGAAGAACAGGCTCAACTATGTCCTTTCCTTTCGTGTCCTTGTGGCAAACGACATATTTAGGGAAAGCCCCGTCTTTTACAGCATAGACTTCAGGTGCCACAGGTCCCTTCGCCCAAGCATAATAGTCAAACCAGGTGAGGGGGAATCCTCTCAGTTTCATGAATTTCTCATCAATGAGGTATAGAATCTTCAACAATTTGCGAAGATTTATGCCAGGGATGTTCTTTGCTATATATGCAAGCAAAGCCCCATTTTTCCATTCATTTGCGGTCACTCCTAAGCTCATAGCGAGTTAATTGGTTTGCAAATATAGCCTGTTTTCATTTGTCAGCCAAAAAATGCACTTGATTATTGCATTTATTTAAATAAAATCCTTAGATTGTTGTTTTGTAAGTTATATTTTTTATATCTTTGCCCCTTAAAAGAATAGCTATGAGAAAGTTAAGCGTAATAGTAGTGTTGGTGGCTGTACTGATGATGAGCTGCACCAGGACAGACAAGGCAGTATGTGCCAAATATGCAGATAAGGAGGAAATAGATTCATTGGGAGATACGTTGGATGCCTATGACTCTGCCATGATAGCATATGATAAATTAGATGTTGATATGCGGGAAACGATGTCTGAAATGGGAATAGGAGGCAAGTATAAAAAGTTTGGAATAGACAGCTTTCTGCCCATGGAAGCGTTGAAAGATGTACACATCAAAAACGGTATGCTGATGAAAAGGGATAAGTACTATTACTATAGTGAAATAAGCACCATAGAATGGGCTTGTGACCAAGTAAACCGTTTTGTATATTCAGATAAAGGTTGGGAGAAAATAAGAGCCAACAATGGAATATTTGCAAACTACAGATGCAGGTGTGCCGAGAGAGACCTTGACACCATAGTAAATTATGTATTTATACATTTTGAAAAATAATTATGCCGACACCAACAAATTATGACAACACCCTTATAGGGCAGTATATAAGGGCCATTGAGAACCCTGATAGTGTAGGATTTGACAGTTCCACACGTAGGTGGTATGCCCCTAAAGGAGCTTAGTATGACAGCAACAACAGAGGCATGGGAGTGGATGTCAGGCATAATGAAGATGCAAAAGCCCTCAGTAGTGGAAGAAAGGGAAAATGGCTGTCAGAAGAGGAAGAGAGGAATATAAGAAATGGTTTTATAAATAATGCTTAGAAATTTATTGATGAGCAAGCTCCTGCTGGATCATTGGCTTATATGATGTCCCCAGAAATGAGAGCAATGGCAACAGGACTTTACTATAGAGGAGAGAAAACATATCTAAGATCTGACAGCAATCCATTGGGCAAAGCCTTTAAAGAGAATGACAAAGATGCTTTCAACAAGGCCTTACAGGAGCATTACAGGAAGAAAGGAGTGGCAGACAGGGCTGAGAAAGACGCCGCATTTTGGAAAAAGAGGAGAGAAGCGCAACAGAAGGAGAGGGAGAAGACTGGGGCAAGCTGGCTGTCAAGCAATCCAAAAGAGAGGATACGGGCTATGAACGACTACCTTAATCGCTGGGATGTAAGCAAACATGGCGATGGTGGTGCCCTTCACGAAGAGCAGCCCCAATGGAGTGCCCTCTCTATGCGTGAGAAGTCAGCGTACATTGGAGCCGCTGTAAGGAATGGCCTTACTCGGCTGTAGGACATAAGGCAGAAATACAATGAGTTCGCTTAGGGGGGAGGCACTGGCAGGGCAAATGAGATAAACCTCTACAAGAAGGGAGGCTTCATGCCATCGAGTGCCATGCAGGAGAGGATTGCTCAATGGGAGGGGGCTTCCATGAGGACGAACAGAAGTTTTGAGAGTGAAGCCAGAGGCTTCGTAAACGCCTTGCCCACAGGGGTGAGGGAGCAGGTGCTGGCCAACCCAGAGTTGGCTGACTGGCTTTACTCTTATTCATATAATGTAGGAGCTGGCAGGTTCAAGGAAAGGGTTGTTCCTGCATTGCAGAGATATTACAATGGCAATGGCTCTGTTCAGGACATACAGCAGTCCATGTGGGCTTCAGGAGACAAGAAGCTGAGAGGTCTTGCAAAAAGGAGGAAGAGAGAGAGGCAGGGTGTGCAGGACGCACTTTGGGATACGGAGATGCAGAGGCTCAACGCACAGATAGCCAACCCTTCATTAATGAAGACCCCCTACCCCGCTTTTCAGCCCATGAATGAGCGGGCAGTCATAGGGGCGGAGTATGCCCAGTTTCCTGCTTACGGTGTCACTGCTCCTGCTGCTAGTGAAAAGTCTTTACCACAAGGGCCTTTTGCAGAAAAGGAGGAAAGCCCATATCAAGGGCTGCGAACATTGATGTCCATATAGGAAAGCCTTAATGACGGTAGTGAAGGAACACCGCAACTAAGGCCATTGACCTATAATGAGAAAGCCCCATACGTGGCAAAGACATACAATAATGGTGGAAATCTGTTTATTGGAGGAGGCGATGAGAATAATGAAGAGAGTACATCCCCAGCCCTCGCTGATAATCCTATGCGTCTTAATCCTCATGCTGACAATGTTTTTCTTGATATGTATGAGCCTCTGCCCGAAGTGACAATAACGCCAACCACACCAGAACAAATGGCAAAGTGGGCAAGAGATTATCTCACCATGAGCAATGACGCAACACTGAATGCCAATCTTGGCAGAGGGTAGAATATACATTTAAGAAATGCAAGTGCAGCAGGAGCAAAAGCCCATGCCGCATGGGAGCAGGATAACCCTGACGCAACTTCAGCAGGGCTTGCATTAGGCACAGTTCCTTTTGCGGTGGTTGCAGCACCCGCATGGATTCCAGTTGGGAACGCTTTGGCAAGCAGCTCTTTAGGAACAGGACTGACAACTTTAGCCACCAATCCTTATGTAGATGCAGCAGGCATATCCATGGGATTGTCAGATGCGGCTAATAAAATACGTAATGGCCAATATGGAAACAGCTTGACAGAAGATGCTATAACTGCATTGGAATTAACTCCATTGGGATATGGTGTTGGTAAAGGTTTGGATACTGCTTATAATATAGGAAAGCAAGCATTGCAAACAGCTTATGATAATGGAACTTTCTATGATAAATACACCACTCTTGGTGGTAGATTTGGCAACTGGGGAGATACATGGTTAGATAAAGTGTGGGGAACTACAGCAAGAAGATTTAACCTGCCTGACAAAGTAAAAATACCAGGAGATGCTATAAGAAAAATCTCACATGACATTACTGTAAAAGATGGTTTAGTGAATTTTACTGGTACAAAAGGGTTTAACGGATTACCCCATACGAATTTCACTCTGGACAGACCAGTTGTGTCTCACATATGGGGTAGTTGGAATGGGGCTGACACATATATTATGCCCACATAGGATATTATAAATGAGGCATTACCATTTAATGCTTTAAAGTCAATAGAACCAAGTGATATGTTTATTAATGGAACAGAGATAGTCTCAGTTCCATCAAAAATAACATTAATTTCAGGAGATATAGATGCCTTACAAAAAGCATAGCGATTGGGAATGCAAACACTAAGCAGTCCTAAACTGAGAAGATTGTATAACCAGCGCAAGACTGACTACGTATAGGCAATGGAAGATTATGCAAAAGAAAAACAAGAACTTCCTGAAAGATTACAGAACCTTGTAAAGAAACCAGCACATCCAAAAGATGTGAACAAGGAATGGTTAGAACCTACGGGGTTGCAGTATGCCATTGAAGTCCAAAGACTATAGTCTTAGCGTGGTACGCCTACATTGGCAGATTTCAAATTACTTGAAGACAGAACTGGGTTAAAAGCAGGGGTTGCTTCGATAGAAGAAAAGCGGAACGCTATAAATATGCTTCAAAATATGGATGAACTGCAAAATGGAAGCATAGAAGCTTTAATGAATACTGATTTGGACTTGTATAAGTATGTTTACCCTAATAGCAGAGTCATTGATGATATACGTAAAGCTGATAGGGAATTGACAATTTTAAATAGTCAAAAATATAATAATGTATTTTATGATCCTGCAAGTAATGTAGAATTAAATTGGCAATATAATAGCAGGTAATCCTCAAAAAATGCTACCTTTGCATTTATAAAAATAAGTTATGGAAAAAGATTATTATTGGAGGCATCCACTTAATCCTCAAGAGCATTGTACAATAGGGAATTTTAAAGGAGAAACATTGGATATTATAGCGACAAATGACCTTATAGATTTGTCTTTAGATGGTGCTACCGGATCAATTCCTGGATTATACCAAGATGGAAGTCTGATAAATGACAGGAAAATTGAAAAATATATAAAAAATAACACAGAAGAGGCCATATATAAGGCAGTAATACATATTGAAAAAAGCAAGTATCTGCTTAATATATGTAATAAGGATGCTTTGCCCTCACAAGCAGGAAAGGAAATGCAGTTAGCAAGGCAACAAACTTTCGTATATTTGCCAATTATAAAATATTTCTTATTATATGGATTCAAAAACCTTTTTGATAAAATGGCAAAATAATCTTTAAGAGTGTATTAAAGATGTTTCCCACAATAACTTTGAATTAAACAATGAACGAAAGAAGAAATAAATAGTTAAAAATAAGTTATTACTTGTTTTCTTTAAGGAAACATCTTATTTTTGCAAATAAAAAAAAATAAATGAAAATGATGACACCGAACAAACAAAGTCGTGCTTTCATTGCTTTTACAAAGTCAATAGAAATGCGAGACAAATGGAAGAAAGCCGTTTATGAGAATATGACTATAGAAGAAATGAAAGATATGGGAATTACTCCAATAAAAGTAGTAGAATGATAGAAATATCGGCTTCTGCGATAAATAGTAAATCTCCATATAAAGTTATACAAACTCAACATAACTCTTTTCAATTCACTACTGATTATGGAAATGTTTATGAAGTTGGGTTTGTAATAGAAAATATGTTTGATTTTGATGGAGTTTATCAGTTTTATATTGAGGAGAGAATAAGTGTAAATAAAAGATTTGATGCTAAAATAGAACAAGTTATAGTGGTTATATTAGAAGAATTTTTCAGTCATCAAAATGCTATTTTAGATTATCTATGTGATACAAGTGATGGAAAACAAGCAGCAAGAAATAGATTGTTCCTGCAATGGATTAAACAACATGCAGATGCAAAGAATTATAGTTACAGAAATTTAAGTATGGAAGTAGAAGGCATAACTTTCTATGCTTCAATACTGCTTAAAAAAGATAGCACGATTTTTGATTCTTTTATGCAGGCAGTAAATTCCTTTGAGAAAGACTTATTTTCAAAAACTCATTAAGTTGAAAGTTTCTTAATCAACAACAGCCCACAACGGTGGGCTGTTTGCCAGGATAATTGGCAAAATCAGCGCCTTCACCGCAATGCAATACATCAACTACAATTAATAACAGACCGATTGGCAGGCCAGTGCGCACTGGATTAATTCCACCAACGGGTTATACTATGCAAAATTAAGCAAAAAAGCAGCACAATACAGCAATCCTGTTAGAATAATTTGTATCTTTGCGGTGTTATTACCATATATAAGTGTATTTTGATATGTGTAAGTTATCAAAAGAAAGCCAGCGGCGTTTAGGCAATATAATGGTTTATATCGCAAAGCGTACAGAGAAGCCCTGTAAGACAAAGGTTCTGAAACTTCTTTATCTTATGGAAGAGCGGTGGGTGCTGACTATGCACACGCCTTTCACGGGACTTCCCTTTGAAGTTTGGCAGCATGGGCCAGTGGAGAAGGATGTTTTTGTGGATTTGTCTGATGGTCTTACCCTGTTAGGTAGATATGTTTCCATGTGCAATGGAAGAAACGGAATGTACATGAAGGCTCTAAAAGAATTTGATGAAGATGAGTTTTCAGACAATGAATTGAAGATGATGGAACAAGTCATAGGGAAATATGGTTCTAAGACTGCATCAGAACTCACAGCATTAACGCACAAGAAAGGTTCTCTATGGTATAGGGAGGCGGAGGAACATAACCTGCTTTCATCTTTTAAAGATTCCTATTGTAACAGCTCCAATGTGGAAATGGATTTCTCAAAGATGCTTTCTCCCTGTGATGCTGACTTTTACAAGGAATGTTTGTATGATTTAAAAGCAGCTGACTATTATGGAGTATAAGGATATGTTCTCTCATGGTGTCTTGCTGCGTTTTGAACCATTTTATTTTCCTGATGGTGGCTTACCAAAACCAAAATATTTCATCGTTTTACATAAAGAGAACAGTGGTGCGTTGCTGGCTTCCTTACCGACATCAAAAGACCATGTTCCAAATGATGTGAAACAAACGACTGGCTGCATAGAACTTCCCGAAAGGAATTTCAATGCTTTCATTTTTCCAGCAAACACTCTTGTGACAAGTTCCTTCTCTTTTCCTTTGAATACTTTTGTATATGGGAGCAACATACACTACTATGATTCTTTGAAATTAATGGATTCAATCAATGGTGGGCTGTCAAAAGTTTCTGTAATAGGCACGATTTTACCAGAATTGTTTTTGAATTTATTGGAGTGCTTGAAATCATCAAGTTCTGTCAGACGAAAATATCAGAAAATATTAGGGAAATAGGGATTGTTTTCATCATATTTGTGAGGACTACCGTATTAAGCACGGTAATTCTAATTAAGTTTGTTAGATGTTTGCATGACTGCTTTTGCGTCTATACCTTTGCCAATGTAAAAGATGGAATAAGAGGAGGAGAGCATGGAGTTTAATGAATGTCAGAGCAGCATTGAGGAGCTTGAGGTCGGGAAATGCCCACAAGAGATACAGGAACAGTTTTATGACTATCTGAACAATGTTCCTTTTATAAAATGGCTTGTCAGCAAGGACAGGCCAAAGGTTTCAGAACTGCCGAGGGATGAGGAGGGCAAGGCTATTATAGATGTGACCAAGCCTCCCATATTGGAGGATGTGGACTACTTCAGGCCAAGTGCCATCGTCTTTCAACAGACGGGGCAGTATAGTCCATTGAGGCCCAACGCCAACCCCAACAGTGAATATGGCAAGTGGCTGAAGGAAGAGATAAGGAGGAGTTGGGAGGGGTATATAGACCCAAATACTGGCTTGTGGATAACGGGTGATTAGTATTTTTTCCTTAACTACTGCCTTATACAGCTCATCAAGAAGGATAAGACGGGAAAGAGCATAAGGGTTGTGGACTTTCCTGATTTTTGGGATGGGCACTTGCTTGTGACACACTATCTTTATGCGGCGAGACAGGCTGGACACCATGCGGCAGAGTTGGCTTCACGTGGCAAAGGAAAGTCGTTTTTGGGTGCTGCGCTGCTTACCAAGAGGTTTATATTAGGAGAAAGCAAGGATGTAAGGCAGCAGGTGCAATGCGTGGTAACGGCGGCGGACAGGAAGTACATTTATGGCGCAAAACAAATACTTAATATGTTTGTCAGCAACATAGACTTTTGTGCGAGCAACACGCAATTTGCAAGCCATAGGTTGGTGGATTCCGCATAGAGCCTTAACTGGGTGATGGGCTACAAAGACAGGAGTTCAGGAGTGAGGAAAGGCTCTGGAAACTCGGTCATGGGCATAACATCTGGTGATGATTAGAGCAAGTTGAATGGCTCACGTGGAGTGCTGTACCTTATAGAGGAGGCAGGAATTTTCAGCAACCTGCTTAGTCTTTATCAAATGATTAGACCCTCTGTAGAGGACGGTAATTCTGTGTTCGGAGAAATCTTTGCTTACGGCACATCGGGAGATGATATGAGCGACTTCACCGCCTTGCAAGAGATAATGTACAACCCAAGAGGATATAATATGCATCCGTTGCCAAACGTTTATGACAAGGAGGGGCAAGGGAGGAAGGAGTTTACCATCTTCTTTCCTGCCTACCTTAACAGGGCGGACTGCATGGATGAGAATGGCAACAGCAATGTCACCAAGGCGTTGTTGGAGCTGCTTGTGGACAGGTATAACGTGAAGTACAACTCCACTGACATAAACAGCATCACCAAGCGAATATCCCAATATCCCATAACGCCATAGGAGGCTATCATTAGGAGTCACCATTCCATATTTCCCATAACAGAACTTAATGAGCGGCTCAATCAGATAGACAACAATCCAAACGAATATGATGATGTGTATGTTGGAGAGTTGGTATAGAACAAGGAAGGCAAGGTGGAGTTCAGGCCTACCAGTGATGTACCTATAAGGGAGTTTCCCACTAAGGACAACAAGGTGGCTGGAGCATTGGAGATTTATAGTATGCCACAAAAGAACCCCGATGGAGAGATACCGAGAGGGAGATACATAGCAGGAGAAGACCCATACGACAATGACGTGGCGGACACCATGTCATTGGGTTCATTTATAGTGCTTGACACTTGGACTGACACGATAGTGATGGAATACACAGGTAGGCCAATGTATGCTGATGACTATTTTGAGATATGCAGGAAAGCCTGTCTATTCTACAATGCAACCCTCCTCTATGAGCAAAATAAGAAAGGCCTTTTCTCTTATTTCAGTCAGAAGAACAGCGTGCATCTGTTGGCGGACACTCCTGAATATTTGTTGGACAAACAGCTGATAAAGGCCATTGGTTATGGCAATACCAGGAAGGGAGTGAACACTACAGTCCCCATTAAGAACTATGGCTTCGGTTTGATAAGGGACTGGCTGCTGAAGCCCGTAACCACAATAGAAAAGAACTCAGAAGGAGAAGACGAGGAAGTGACTATATCCAACCTTTACAGGATAAGGAACAGGGCGTTGCTGAAAGAGCTTATACTATGGAATCCTGACATCAACGTGGACAGGATTATGGCATTGTGCATGTTAATGATTTACAGGGAGGAGAAGATGATACTCTACCAGGGAGACATGGGCAAGGCGTAGAAAACCACCAGTACAGGGTTGGAGAACGATGACTACTTCACGAGGAACTATAGGAGAGGGGGGGGAAATTAAAAATTAAAAATTAAAAATTAAAAATTGAGAATTGAGAATTGAGAATTATGGGTTACTTATTGTGGATCGAAGTGGTTGTCGTTAATGAAGGCTTTTAGAATGGCTAAGCGGAACTCTTAAGTTTTGGGTGGAATGTCGGATAAGGGCTAAATTTGCATCAGACAAATAAAAAGAGGAGAGAAATGGAAGATTTGTATGACAACATTCTCGGAGGTGACGAGATAGAAAACCTCTTCGTTGAGCCTGAGGGCATCTCCACCGACAAGGAGGAGGAAAGAAAGGCCACGAAGAATGAGGATGACGAAGAAAATGAAGAAAAGGCTACTGAGAGTGTGACTCCTGAGACACTGTTTGAGGAAGAGCATTCAGAGAGCGTAGGTAGTGGAAAAGGACAGAAGGAAATCGAGGGAAAGGAAGAGCCTGAATCTGTGACAAAGACTGACGCCTCTCCAAATGAAAACTTCTACTCTTCCATAGCCAGTGCTTTGACGGAGGAGGGCATCTTTCCAGACCTTGATGAGGAAGACATAAAGAAGGTGCAGACGGCTGAGGACTTCAGGGACTTGGTGGAGGCGCAGATAAACGCAGGCCTTGAGGAGAGGCAGAAGCGCATAAATGACGCTTTGAACAACGGCGTAGAGCCTTCGGACATAAGGAAGTATGAGAACACATTGAAGTACTTGAACACCCTTACGGATGCCTCCATAGCCGAGGAGTCTGAAAGTGGCGAGCAGTTGAGGAGGAACATCATCTTCCAGGACTACATCAACAGGGGTTACACCCAGGCCAAGGCGCAGAAGTTCACAGAGAGGACGATAGAGGCGGGAACAGACATTGAGGACGCAAAGGAGGCCCTGCAAAGCAACAAGGAGTTCTTCCAGGGGGAGTATGACAAGTTGCTGAAGGACGCAAAGGCGAAGGCTGACAAAGCCTTGGAAGAGAGGAAGGAGCAGGCAGCCAAGCTGAAGGACTCGATAATGAAGGACAAGCAGCTGTTTGGAGACATAGAGCTTGACGCTTCCACAAGGAAGAAAGTCTATGATAACATCTCGAAGCCAGTGTACAAAGACCCTGATACAGGGGAGTACTTCACTGCGTTGCAGAGGTATGAGATTGAGCATAGGGCTGACTTCTTGAAGTACGCAGGGCTGATATACACCCTCACCAATGGCTTCAAGGACTTTGATAGCTTCACCAAGGGCAAGGTGCGGAGGGAGGTCAAGAAGGGTTTGAAGGAGCTGGAGCATACTCTGAACAATACAAGAAGGGATGCGAGTGGTGGCCTTAACCTCGTGGCTGGAGTGCATGAAGACCCAGAGTCCTTCATCGGGAAGGGCATGAAGTTGGACATTTAAAAATTGAAAATTGAAAATTAAAAAATGAAATATGACATTAACTTTTAAATTTTAACAGATATGGCTGGAAAGCTAAACAGATTTTAGACCATGACTTTTAGTCATTGGGCGCATACGACAAAGCTGAATCACTTGGGCAGCATCTTCGCACTGCAGCCTTAGAAGGCCACGAACCTCATGGTGCAGCTTCTTGCCTTCAAGAATGGCAAGACGCTTGACACTTTCCTGTCACAATTCCCCACGAAGGAGTTTGACAGTGATGACGAGTACACGTGGGATGTGACTGGAAGTTCGAGAAGGAACATTCCTTTGATAGAGGCGAGGGATTGCGATGGTGTCAAGGTTGACAAAGACCATGACAACGTAGGACAGAACAGGGAGCCTTTCTACCTTCTCTTTGGTGAAGACTGGTTCGGAGATGGCGAAGTGATTTTTGGCAATTTGAACCAAGTATATCCCATCAGGATACTCGGTGATGGAAGGAATGAGGGAACGAACACCTTGTACAAGTGTGAGTGCATAGACGCTTCCACCAAGGGCATTCCTGCCGAGAGGCTGCTTGCTGGAGAGAGGTTCTCACCAGAGTACGCTCCTGTGGCAAGGGAGTTCTCAAGGAAGGTGGGCACTGTAAGGTTCGCTTCACCTGTAGCCATGAGGAACGAGTTTACCACCATAAGAATCCATGACAGGGTGTCAGGCGCAATGCTGAATAAGAAGTTGGCCATAGGCATTCCTGTGACGAAAGAGACCAACGGCAGGTATGTGAAGGACACGGTTAATATGTGGATGCACTATGAGCAGTGGGAGCTTGAGAAGCAGTGGAATGACTACAAGAACAATGTGCTTGCATACGGAACAAGCAACAGGAACCAGAATGGCGAGTACCTCAACCATGACAAGGGAGGTGAGGTCGTGCGCATGGGCAGTGGCCTTTATGAGCAGATGGAGGTGAGCAACACCATATACTACAACAACTTCTCACTGAAGCTCCTTGAGGATGCGCTGTACCAGCTTAGTGCGGCCAAACTTGGCTTTGACGAGAGGACATTCATCATAAGGACTGGCGAATATGGCGCAATGCAGTTCCACAAGGCCGTGCTTCAGACTGTCAGTGGATGGACTCAGTTCACCATCAACGGCGACCAGGTTGGCGTAGTGAAGAAAGTGCAGAGCCAGCTGCATGAGAATGCGTTGGCTGCGGGCTTCCAGTTCACGGAGTTCCTTGCCCCGAACGGTGTAAGGGTGAAGTTGGAGGTAAGTCCGTTCTATGACGACCCTGTGACCAACAAGGTGATGCATCCCAATGGAGGCCCCGCCTTCTCATACAGGTATGACATCTTTGACATTGGCACTATGGATCAGCCCAACATATTCAAGGTTGGCGTCAAGGGCCAGGTTGGTGACTATACAAGCTACCGTTGGGGCTTGCGTGACCCCTTCACAGGAAGGATGGGCAACATGCACATGAGCTTTGACGAGGATGCGGCTGAGATTCACAAGATGACTACAACAGGTGTGTGTGTTCTTGACCCAACGAGGACGATGAGCCTGATACCCGCAATCTTGCAGGCTTGACGAATGATATGGCGGTTGGGCATAGGCTGTTGAGTCAGCCTATGCCTTGCCACTTTTAAAAGACATTGGACATTTAAGGAGAAGAATATGGAAGAGAAAGTGATTATTGATGACACCATCCAAATGCCAGAGATGGTGGAGACGCCCATAAGGGGCAAGGGCAGGCAGAAGAAAGAGCAAGTGCCGCAGCCAGCAGGAAAAAGCGTGGCAACGGATGTTCCCTGCTGCCTTAGGAATGAGAGGGTTGTGGTAAGGTTTGTGCCAAAGCCCTCGGAAAAGATACAGAATCCCAAGCATGTGCTGTATGGAGGAATGGCAGAGACGGCCACCATAACATACGTAGTGCCAAGGTTGTCAACTGGCATGTACAAGAACGTGCTGACGGACGATGAGAAAGCTTACTTGGAGAACATCATGGGGTTGGAGTACAACGCCCTAAGCGTCTATAAGAAGCAGGACAACTTTTGGGATGACAGCAATGACTCAGGCATAAGCAAGGTTACGTTGAGGAAGCAGGACAACTTCCTTGACCTCAGCAATCCAGAGGATTACATAAAGTACAAGATACTGCTGGCGAACAAGGACTACATAGCCCCCAGCTTGCAGGAGCTTGAAGACCATCCAAAGGCGACTTACAAGTTTGTCATTGTCTCGGAGAATGCTGAGGCGAAGGCGGCCTCACAGAGCATGAGCGTCACTATGCAGTGCTATAAGGAATATGGCAAGGTGGAGGATGACATCGACACCCTGAAGATGGTTGTGGAGCTGCTTAGTGGCAGGCCCACGTCAGGCAAGGTGAAATTGGATGTGCTTCAGAGCAAAATCAATGACTACATACAGGCGCAGCCAAAGATATTCCTCGGCATCATAACTGACAAGCTGCTGCCCACAAAGGTGCTTATCAAGAAGGGCGTGGAGGCTGGCCTTATAGGTAAGAAGAACGACTGCTATTTCTTGAGGGCTGACAACACGCCGCTTTGCGAGATGAATGAGGAAAGCACGCTGAACAACGCAGCGAGGTATCTGAGTGCCCCAAAGCGTCAGGAGCTTCTATTCATGCTTCAGGCAAAGACTAAGTAAGTTAAGAATTAAAAATTAAAGATTAGAAGGATGTCGGTAGAAGAGTTTTCAAATGAGTTTGATGTGCTTTATAACAACATAAGCTCAAATCAAGCTCCAGGATTGACGGAGTATGAGAAGAGCGTCTTCCTGACCAAGGCTCAGGAGGAGGTGCTGAAGAACTACTTTAACCCTAAGGGCAACAAATACCAGGAGGGCTTTGACGGAAACCAAAAGAGGCAGATAGACTTCAGCTCCATAATAAGGACGCTGAACCTTGAGCTTCTTGACGAAAGCCCAAGGATAGACGGCAGGAGCTTGGTGTACAAGTTTCCGACAAGCCTTTTGGCCGTGATAAACGAGACTTTCGTGGACAGCGAGGGAGTCAGGTACACCGTGATTCCCCTGTCCTTTGAGGAATACCAGAGGGTGCTTCTGAAGCCCTACGCCTATCCACCCAAGAGATGCATGTGGAGGTTGATTTCAGAACCTGTGACAAGCGTGACAAGCAACTGGTGGCTCACAAGCCTGAAGCCCCATACGCTGCTCAAACTTGAAAGCACCAATGCCTCAGGCAAGCCTATAAACGTAAGCCTCACTTTCAATAGTGGCACTGGGGATGGAGAAGCCCCAACGATAAAGGACAATGGCAACGGCATAGACATAATCATGTCCATTCCTTTGGGCACAAATGGCAGCGTCTCTTATTGGCAGAGGTATTTGCTGGATGAGAGCGTCACGAAGTATGTGACTTTGGGCTTTCCTAATGTAAGCAGTGACTTCTTAGGCGACAACAAAAGCCTTACGTACAACTTTATGGTTGATGCGCCAGGATTGACGAACAAGGTGGAGCTGATAGGCCGGACGAGAAACCAAAATGAGACTTTCCTCAACGCAAGGAGCGTCTATATGTGCAGGTATGTGAAGAAGCCAAGTCCAATAGTGCTTGTTGATTTGGATGTGGACGACTATACTGTTTCCATAAATGGCGTGGTGAAGCAGACTGAGTGCGAGCTTCCTGAAGAGCTGCATCCAGAGATACTGCAAAGGGCGGTGGAGTTGGCTAAGGTGACATACGGTGGTGACTTGAACCAGGCAAACGCCGCCATAGAGTCAGGCAAGAGGAGTGAGTGATTCTTAAATTAGGAATTAAGAATTAGGCAGGATGACGACAAGGGAGTTTTCTGACAAGTTTGATGTCATGTTGAGCAGCTTTTCGCACAGAGAAGAGACTGGTGACAATCCAAGGGACATTGTTCTTGACGAGTATGAGAAGAGTGTGTTCTTGACCAAGGCTTAGAAATAGGTGGTGTTGGACTACTACACTGGCGAGGGCTATAGTGGAAGCAGCTTTGAGCAGACGGAAAAGGTCAGGAGGTATTTGGCGAACCTTGTGAAGGAGAAGAGCCTATCCCCCACCCCATTGGATTCCCTGCCACTTATTGGGTTGTCAAGCGGCTCAAAGTTCTTCACCCTGCCTGATGACTTGTGGTTCATAACATACGAGGCTGCGAAAGTAAGCTCTGACGATTGTCATAATGGCGGCGTTTTGGACGCAGTGCCAGTGACTCAGGACGAGTACCACAAGATAAAGAGAAACCCGTTCAGGGGTGCCAATGGCAGGAGGGTGCTGAGGCTTGACTTGTCAGAACGGGTGATAGAGGTGGTCAGCAAGTATGATGTGGCGAGCTATTATATAAGGTACTTGTCAAAACTTCCTCCGATAATATTGGTGGACTTGCCTGATGGACTAAGCATTGACAATGAGACGGAGGTCACGGAATGCAAGCTGCATGAGGCCATACACCAGGAGATACTTGACAAGGCCGTGCAGTTAGCCGTGGAGTCTTGGAAATTAGGAATTAAGGATTAAGGCTGAATGCATTTCAGCCGATGTATAACTTAAAGTTTTAGAATTATGGCAGTATTTTCAACGAACCAGAACAGGTAGTTGTATGTGGCTACATCAGTAGGCACGGTGAACGAGGACAGTGAGATTGGAACTATTGAGGTCAAGAAGATAGAGAATGGCCTTGACAAGTCGATAATCTTCAAGTACAAGGGTGCGGACACCACGATGAAGAGTGACTACATTCCAGTGGGCAGCATTTGCTATGCAAAGGCTGTGAAGGCTGCGGACATGGTGGACAAGCTGAAGCAGGTGAAGGTCACTTTGCTTGATGATGTGCATTCTGACGGAAAGCCTATCAAGGGCCAGGACTATGTGCTTAACATCACATTGCGCCAGTTTTATGGCATGAGTGACGAGGACCAGTATTTCAAGTTTGGCTGCGTCCATGCTACAAGTGGCATGACGGCCGAGGACTTCTACAAGAAGATGGCCGAGAGCTTGAAGAAAAACTTTTCACGTGAAATAAGCAAGTGCTTCACCTTTGAGGGCAAGGCTGACGGACTCTACATCAAGGAGGCGGAGCAGCCGTGGCATCTTGGCACATACTCACAGGAGCGGCTCAACTTTGAGGTCATCCCATCAACCATCTACATTGATGGAGAAGAGACAGTATGGGGAGAGACGGAGAAGTCCGACTCAGATGAGACTGTGAAGAACGGGCATAAGATAGCTGACCTTGAGTACTTCTGCATGGGAGAAAGGGGAGACCAGTACAGGATGGGTGGCTGGCCTAACGTGGTTCCAACCAGGTATCTTGTCGAGCCTGAAGCGGAGTACAACGTGCTTGACATCCACTACAGCTTTGTTGACACTGGAGCAAGCAGTTACAAGTCTGAAAAGGACATCACCATCGTGGCCAAGGATGCGGCTGTGATAAACAGCATTGTCACGGCAATCAACAGTGCGGCTGGAACAGAGATAGAGTCTCTTGGCTGATTTTCATGACACACTTCAACGGAGGGAGCTTGGGGCTTTAAGCTCCAGACTCCCTTTTAGTTATGGGTTGTGAGTGAAGAATGTGACAAATGGGAGTAATAAGAGCAATAAGACTGATAGGATATGATAGTAATAGATTAGCTAAGGATAACGGATGACGGACAGTCATTGTATCTTGACGCACATGTGAACAAAGCCAGTTACTTTGACGATGTATATATAGACAAGGTGACGATATTGACGGAGGATTAGGTGTCAGAGCTTCACCCCACATCCTTTGGGGATGAGTACATCTACCAAAAGCAGGTGAGCCAAATGAGGGAGTACAGCCAGACGCAGGAGAAAGTCACAGTGCTATCAGAGAAGAGGCTGCTTGACGCAATGCTCCCTGACGGAGGATGGAAAGTCACTCTTGAAAAGGGCAAGGCTTTAAACACCGTCAGCTTTATATTGAGCGGCAAGTTCTCAATCTTTGGAAACGGTGACACCCTGCCAAAGCTGCTTGTCACCACTGCGGACTATTCTCCAGAGAAGGACGGCTTGACGGGTGGCAACATAATATTTAAAGTGGACGGTGAGCTGTATGACAAGGACTATGACCCCCAGCATCCTGTATGGAGGTTTTAGGGCAAGGGAGATGTGGAGGATGCGGATGTACTGCACTTCTACCTGTACAAGACAAATGAAGACGGCACACATGAGCTTGTAAGGCTTGACGAGACAGATGATATGGAGTTCCTGCATTTCTACTATATGCCGTACACCTACAGCGTTGGGTCCAACGCAAGGGAGGTGCATCTTGTGCTTTGCGCAAATGACTTCAATGAGGCGTTCACCGCAAAAGACCTGACGAGCAACATGCTCTTTGTGTATATCACTGCTGGAGGCACTCCATCTTCGGACACACCATGCAGACTTGATGAGATGACTACATTAGGCGTGACCTTTGACTATGGGCTTATATACAACAACGCCATGTGCTACACAAGGGAGCTTAACTAGGACTGTGAGATGCCCGATGGCTTCATGGACTTCCTGCTTCACGTTGCTGCGCTGAAGCTGAGCATAGAGGCTGAGCATTACATCCCTGCCATACAGCAGTTCCATTACATACAAAAGAATGGCTGCAATGAAGGGGCAAGTACCGTGACAAAGGGCTGTGGATGCCATAGATAATTAGGAATCAGGAATTAGGAATTAGGAATTGAGAATTAAGAGTTAGGAGTTATAATTAAGGCTTTTGGTTCTTGTTCAAGACAATACCGCCTATGGGAGAATATTTATATAATGCTGTGGTTCGCTACTTTAAGGCTCTGGCTTACACGGGGTACTATAAGGACAAGGATGTGCAGAAACTGCTGCTGCTCTTGTTCTATTACTATCTTGTCTTTGAGGATTACAGGGGCTATTTGAAGGAGGAAGACTACAAGGAGATAGAGAAGGCACTGAACTGCCTATACGGAACAACGTGTTTAATACCTTATCCAGATTATTTGAAAATGGGGAAACTTAAATTGGGAGAAATGACGGAAGTCCTCGCAAGGACTAAGGCCGTTGAGGACAATCTCAACACTTTTGATTAGAGGATACTTGACAATGACGCTCTCATCTCCGACAACACAAGGAGGATAGATGAGCAAAGTGCCGCAATGACACAAATGGGCAACGCCAAAGTGGTGAAGGGGAAGGAGCTTATAGTGACCATCCCTGACCTTGACCTCAGCGGCATTAAGGATTAAGGGCTTGCGGTTGCTCGGCTAAGGAAAAGGCTTAGCAAGGCAAATGAAATCATTAATATGGCTTGGGGATATGAGGGAATTCGTATCTTTGAGCCATAATTTGTAAGTTAGGGAAGATGTTAGTGAAAGAACTTGTATATCAGATATTGGATGAGGTGAAGCTCATTTCCGACGACAGCATAATAACGGAAGACCACGTTATGTTCCTGCTGAAGAAATACAGGAGCTTCCTAATCAAGAAGGAGCAGGACAAGGAGAAGAGCAGCACTGACACAGCCTCAGAGTTTGAGTACCAGCAGATATGCTTGGACTTGGAGAAGACGGAGGCATTTGAGGGTATGCCCTGTGAGGGGGGCTACTACTTGAGAAGCACGAAAGCCATGCTGAAAGTGTTGGAGGGAACTACGCCAAGGGTATATCCCATCGACTTCTACAATGGGATAAACGTAGCCTTTGTGCCAAGAGACAGGATGAGGTTCGTTGGCACAAACAAGTTCCTGAAGAACATCATTTGGGTGTCATTGGGTCCTGACCTGCACCTGTACTTGAAGTCAAACAACCCCCAGTTCCTGTATTTGGAGAAACTTAGGGTAAACGCCATTTTCGAGGATTTTGACGAGGCTTCGGAGCTTTCCTGTGATGACGCAGGAGAAAGCACAGCCTGTGACGCATTGGACGCCACTTTTCCTATAAGGGATTACCTTGTTCCAACGATGATAGAGCTGATAGTGAAGGAGCTTGTGGGGGCAGCATATAGGCCAGCTGACGACCAAAACAACGCTTCTGATGACTTGGCCAGTCTGATGTCCTTTGTCAGAAGAAACGCCAGGAATGACCTGCAAAAGCAAATTGAAGGATGACGGAATAGAGGAAAGAGACCTTTGAGGAGTTCTTCGACAGGATAACAAAGAGGTATGGCAAGGGGATAAAGAAGCACAAGGTGAGGAACTGCTGGGGTGTGTATGACGCATACAAGCTGCTGAGGAAGCACAAGTGGCTCAACATAGGCAGACCTCTGAAGGAGCATGAGTTCTACTCGATAGTAAGGGGAGTGAACAAGTGCCTTGTCGAAGAGGTGCTGGAAGGCAAGACCATAAAGTTTCCTGCGAGGATGGGAGAATGGGAGCTTAGGAAGTTCAGGCACACTGTCTCATTTGTGGACGGCAAGCTGAAGACGAGCCATCTTGTGGACTGGATGAGCACCATCAAATTATGGTATGCTGATGAGGACGCCCACCAGAAGAGGCTGTTGGTGAGGTTCACGAGTGACGGCAAGTACAAGCTGCTTTACAAGAAGTTTCTTGCGACATACCAGAACAGGATATTCTATCAATTCATCCCCAACACTTTCATCAGGTAGAAGTTGAGGAAGAAAATAAACAACGGAGAGATAAGCACGATATGGTGACAAACATACAATACACAAGCGTAAGGAGGGTGCTGGACAACCTTTTGGAGCATCCTCTTCTAAGAGATGTGAGCTTGGAACAGGCGGTGAGATACACCATAAGGTTCATATCACTGCATGGCTATCCTGCCTTGTACAGTGACAAGACGGACAAGGTGGAGATACACGCCTTCAGGGGAACGCTGCCCTGTGACTTGATAAGTGTACAGCAGGTGCGTGACTTGAGGAGTGGGGTTGCCCTTAGAGCCATGACGGACACTTTCTATGAAGGGCTGCATAAAGGATTGCGCAATAGGCCATGCTTGGACTTGACACACAATGTGAGTCATGAGAGTGGTGAAACGCCCCACCCTACTTTTTATGGGATGGGCGGGTGTGGCTTTAGGCCAAGGCCATTGGATGTGGAAGGGTCATTCAAGACACAGGGAAGGATAATATACACGTCCTTTCCTGAAGGTGTCGTGGAGATTTCATACAAGGCCATACCTGTGGATGATGACGGCTACCCCCTGCTCGTAGACAATGAGACATACCTCAATGCCTTGGAAGCGTACATAAAGCAAAAGGTGTTCACCATAAAATTCGACACTGGAAAGATTAGCGCAGGGGTGCTGCAAAACGCCCAGCAAGAATACGCATGGGCGGCAGGGGAGCTACAGAATGAGATGACTACGCCATCAGTGAGTGAGATGGAGTCCATAACAAGGATGTGGAACACCATGATAAAACCAGTAAGGCAGTTTGACAATGGCTTCAGGAACTTGGGAAACAGGGAGTATTTGAGAGTTAAGAATTAAGAATTAGCAATTAGTAATTAGCAATTAGTAATTAGCGATTAGTAATTAGTTGTTAGTGGTTAAGAAGGATAACTAAGAATAGGAGTAAGGTATGATAAAGAAGATGGACTCACACGTGTTTCAAGGTATGCAGAAAGACATGAGCATCTCGAAGCAGCAACCACAATTCCTGTGGGAAGCCAACAACATAAGGCTGACCGCAAGGCAGGGTGACACGCTGATGAGCATAACCAATGAAAAGGGCGTGAGGAAGCTCCCGCTTGTCAGTGATGAGATGGATGAGCCTAAGATAATAGGCTCATACGTAGGGCATTGCGTGATAGGCGACTACCTCACGGTGTTCACCCATGCTGAAGAGGGTGACTACATATTCAGGATATAGAAGAAGGTGGACGGCACATTCTACCTGAAGTGCCTCACTGGAGTGGATGACAGAAAGCCAAAGCCTTTAAACCTCAAGTTCAAGGTTGACCATCCCTTGCAGACCTTGGGGGTGTATGAGAACAAGAACATACAGAAAGTCTATTGGACTGACGGCGAGAACCAGCCAAGGCTCATAAACATAACGAAAGACACCCTGACGGAGAAAGGCCATGAAAGGGATTACACTGAGACCTCCTTTGACTTTGCGCCAGAGATGACGCTGAAAGACTCCATCAAGGTGAAGAAGATAGTTGACAGCTCGGCCTCCTTTGGCGCAGGAGTGCTGCAATATGCTGTGACTTACTATAACAAGTACGGGCAGGAGAGCAACATATCCTGCGTATCAAGCCTCATATACACCTCCTTCCAGTCAAGGGCGGGAAGCACGGAGGAGAAGATAGGGAACTCCTTTTTGGTGACGGTGGACTGCCCTGACCCCAAATTCGAGTATATGAGGGTCTATTCCATATTCAGGAGCAGCATAAACGAGACCCCCACCTGCAAGAGGGTGGCGGACTTGCCAATATATTCAGACCAGGTCAAGAGCGTTAAGGAGGATGTGCATAGCATAACGGTGCAGAGCAGAGACTTGTGGATAAAGCTGACGGAAAGCAGTGGCTATGTAGCCTTTGACGATGATGACTATGGTGATTTGTATGTGGAAAGGACTGACGCAAATGGGAATGAGGCAAACGGCTATTGGTTTGACATAGCCACCTATCCTGACTTGAAAGTGAATGCCGCTGGTGTAAAGGGGGCAGACTATGACATTAATTCTACGGACAGTCATGGCTCTCAACCTGATTGGGTGTTCATATCAAAGGCATATACAGACGCAGAAGGGAACACCGTGAGGGATGTGAGGGGCATAGAGGATGGCACATGGGATGACAACTACATATTGGTGTCATACAGCTGCACGGAATATGGTGCGGCTGAAAGCCTTAGCATCACGGACAATGGCACTATAGGGGATGACATTGACTCACAGGAACTCCTGTATGTTGGAGGAGAAAGCGTAAAAGCGGAGACCATAGAGCAGAAGGACGGAACGCTGTTTCTTGGCAACATAAACATAACGAGGCCCCCCATTCTGACTGAAGTGAAGGACTTGATTTCACCTGATGATATACAGGGAGGATACGCTGTGGAATGGAGTTGCCTTAATGCGGCTTCCATAGACTTGGCGATGGAAGGGGCCAGCTACACCTGGGGAAGCCAGCTTAACGCCAAAGACTCAAGGGGCTGCTGCGTAAGCACCGCTGGATTTAAGCACGGCGAGCATTACAGGTTGGGTGTGCAGTTCCAGTATAGCACTGGCAAATGGTCAGAGCCTGTGTATCTCAGGGATGAGATTGAGCGAAAGTGTCCAAGTTTTGACAGCGGAGAGGGCAAGCTGTCCATTCCTGGGTTCTCGATTTGCCTGCCTAACGCTGTCAAGAAAGCCCTCATGGACTTGGGTTATGTGAGGGCGAGGGGCATCGTGGTGCTTCCATCAGCGAGTGACAGGCTCATAGTGGCGCAGGGAGTACTCAATCCGACAGTATATAGTGTAGGACTAAAGGAAAACCACGCCCCTGACATACAGTCATCGTGGTTCTTCAGGCCATGGCACAAGATGACGGATTATGGAGGTGTGGGCACATACTCAAACAACTTTTATGTGAGCTATGGTGCGTTTGTGCAGTGTGAGCATGACAAGACCTTGTATGGAGACCGACCAGGTGTTGCTGGGTATGCGGGAGTAGGCTCTACTGAAAGGGTGGTGCCATTCAGCAGGGGCACGGAGATACAAGGCACACCTGCTTGCCTGACAAATGCGGATGTCTCGAGAATAGGAGACTCCCTGACATTATATGCAGGAAGCACAAGCAACGAGGACAATAAATACCTGACTACAAAGGAGCAGCTTGTGACGACCTTTGCAGTGAACCAGCAGTACCTCACGATGCACTCACCTGAATTTGAGTTTGACGACTCCTTCGCCTCACTTGACACAGTGAGCCTGCATCTAAGGAAGGTGGGCTTGGCGAAGTTCGAGCATACCACAGGATATATAGACATAGAGACATCCACCGCCACCATTGGGTCAAGGAGCGTTGGCTTTTACAAGAAGACCATCAACACCACTACCAACAGCGTGACATCCATTGCCGATGGCAGTGGGCAGAAGTTCACTGGCAACACACAGATGTCAGCGAGGAGGCTTTGTGCAGGGCTGTTCTACAAGGACTATTTGGTGGATGACATAAGCGATGGATTTCAAGCATTGGACAGTGAAAGAGGGGGTACGGTAAGAGACAAGGACTATTACTATATGGTATATCCATGGCAGAGAAGCACCTCACTGAACAATGACTGTGTAAGGCCGTCAGGAATGGGCACAAGAAGTGCGGAGCTGAAGAGGAAGGTAATATCAAACCTGCTTTTCACTGACACCAAATATTGTGGTTTCACAAAGAAGGACGGCACGGAAGACGATGACCTGACATTGGAGGGCGGCAACTCCTTGCAGCTATTCAACCAAGATGACGCATAGCTGTTGAAGATAAACAACCAGAACTACTATGCGAATGTGGACATGCTCCTTGTTCCTCCGTTGCCCTACGGATATGCCCTTGCTGGTGGCTTTGATAAGACCATATCCCTTTATTCCACCAATGACGGCTTTTTTAGTAGTTCATATAGCACTGACGATATAGGGGATAAGACCCATGGCAAGGGGTTGAGGTCATCAATGGACGGGATAAGGATGAAGTACAAGTCCACCGCCCATGCTGTGGTAGCTTTGGACAGCGCACTATACCCCTATTGGGATGACGAGAAAGGCCAGGATGTCGCCGTTGAGGAGCAAGTGCCACATTTATACATGGCCGAGATTTACAGGGCGGCCAATGAGGACACTGACTTTGGAGGAAAGACGGAGGAAGCCTTGCAGTCGAACTTGTGGATACCAGCGGGGCCAGCGGTAAGGCTTGATGATGACGGCCAAACGGGAAACATAGAGTATTGTTGGGGCGACACCTGGTATCAGAGGTATGACTGCCTGAAGACTTATTCATACACCACGGAGGACAAGAACAGCATAATAGAGATAGGCTCGTTCATGGTGGAGACCCATGTGAACATAGACGGCAGGTATGACAAGAACAGGGGACAGGACAACAACCTGAACATGAGTCCATAGAACTTCAACCTGTTGAACCCTGTGTACTCACAACTGAACAACTACTTCAACTACAGGATATTGGACGGCGACTACTACAAGTTGAGTGAGTTTCCAGCCATGGTTACATGGAGTACGGCGAAGAGCAATGCTTCAGATGTTGACCCATGGACTACCGTGACTTTAGCATCTACATTGGAGGTGGATGGAACAAATGGGGAGGTGACAGACATAGCGGTGCATAAAGACACCTTGTACGCCTTTCAGGAGAGGGGCATAACGCAGATACTGTTCAACTCAAGGGTGGCAATATCAACGTCGGACAATACTCCGATAGAAATAAGCAACAACTACAAGGTGGACGGCAACAGGTATATAACGACCTCTGTAGGATGCTCCAACAAGTTCGCCGTGGCCAAGTCACCGATGGGCATATACTTTATTGACGGCATAGGCAGCACCTTGTATCTTTTGGCGGGGGATTAGCTCACCGACATAAGCAACGCGCATGGGTTCAACTATTGGCTAAGCCAGCAGGACACAAAGCAGGAGTGGCAGCCTGGCAGCTACTACAAGAACCTAAGCGTCATAACCAAGGACCCGTACAAATGGACTGCCGTGGGAAAGGAGGAGAGCATAAAGACGGACATTCCTGCCGTAAGCAAGGTTCAAGCGGCGGCAAGTGACTCATGGACGGCGAGCTACTCTTTGGAAGACTGCTGGATGAACAACAATGGGCTTGCCCTATACTATGATGACAACAAGAAGGATTTGTATGTCATCACCCCAAGCAAGGCGTTGTGCTATTCCGAATATATAGGGCAGTTCACCTCATTCCTGAACTATGAGGGAGGTGTGCTGTTCAACATAGGCTCCACATTCCACGCCCTGACCAACTTTGCGGATGATGGAGTAGTTGATTTTTGGAAGATGTTTGACGGGGATTACAACCAGTTCTTCTACAAGAAACACCAGACGGACTTCACATTCATATCAAATGCTGAAAGTACAACGGACAAGACATTCGGCAATGTGGAGGCGAGGGCGGACTTCTACGATAAAAAGGGTGAATTGCAGCACACCAAGTTCTTTGACACCATACAGGTGGCCGATGAATACCAAGACACGGGAGAGGTCAAGCTGTCAAACGTGAGGAGGATGGCCTTGATGGAGCATACTCCTAACACCCAAAAGAAATTCAGGGTGTGGAGGTGTGACATACCGAGGGCTTTGAAGAATGGCAGGAGGTCAATGGACAGGATAAGGAACACCTGGTGCAAGATAAAGCTGGCGATGAATAAGGACACATCAGAGGATGCGGAGGCAAGCCATGCGGAGATACATGATGTGCAGGTGGTGTATTATAATTAAAGGTAAAAGGGTGAAAAAGTGAAGATTGAAAAGGTGAAAAGTAAAAGAGTAGAAGAGTAATAAAGTAGAAAAGTAAAAGGGTAAAAAAGTATAGGAGGGTGCTTGACAGACATTATATCAAAGTGAATTATTCCCATACCCCTTCCATATTCCAAGTTGCTGGCCATTCTTTTTCCACCCTTTTCTCTTCCTCGATTATCCGCCTATCATCTTCATCATAATTGCCTGTGGTAGCTCTCCATGCAGCCTCACGTATCTTCTTTGCAAACTCCCCTTTGATGAGTTCCTTTTTTGAGTAAACACTAAGCATACAAAGTCCTCCCTGTTTTGATGGTTAAAATTTATAGTGCATAGATACGGTGTTTTTACAAAAACCGCAAACTATAATAAGTAAAAGACTTATAATCCCTTTGCTTTTTAATAATGTGAAGAACGGTGTTGTGCATAAGCTGTATTTTTGCATTAAAACTAAAGGAATAGGCATGAAAAAGGACAAGCTATATACCATAAACAAATGGAACAGGAGGCTGTTGGCTGGTGGTGGAGAAGTTCCTTCTTCATCAGACAACAATTATTCCACGGGAGGAGGCACTGAAGGTTACCTGACCCACTACATAAACAACTTGAACAATGGCTACTCATACAATGGCTATGTGAACAAGAGCGGGCAGTCATACATACCAAACGTGAACACCCCACAGACTATAGTGTCAAGGAACTATGCGAACAACGCTTTGGCGACCATACAGAGCACTACGGACAGCTCCAATGAGTTCACAAGCCAAATAACAAACGGAGGGATAAAGGGAGGGAACGCCATTAGTGGGGTGGACTACACACAAGTGGAACAAGGTGGAGGGGCGGACGGCAGTGAAGCTCTTGACACCCTTGCAAAAGCCATAGACACAGGCGTTGATTTAGGTTCAAAGGCGTTGCCAGGAACGGCAAACTCCACCGCAAGTGCGTCAAGCGGTGCAACTCCAAAATGGCTGACAGATGCAGCGAACAGGGCATTGGCAAGCGATGGGCTTAATGCGGGGCTGAACAGCGGGGCTAACGCCATTGGCGACAGCTTTCTTTTGAATATGGCCAATAGTCCATACGCATCCTTAGCCACAAGACAAGCGGCCTTAGACAGCATATCAAAGGGTTTCAAAACCTCCACGGACTCCATGATAGCCAACATGGGAAAGACTGGAGCGGAGGGAAAATTAGGAAGTGACCTATTGGGAGGCGCAACTGCAATGGGAGGAAAATCCTTCATGCAGAGACTTAAAGGGGCTTTTGGCGCAGACAAGTTGAGCAGCCTTGAAAGTGCTGGGATAGGCATAGGGGCGAACATAGTTGGAGGCATAGGCAAGAGCCTGTTGAGTGACGGGCTTTCCACCCCTACTGGAAACAACATAGCTACCATAGGAAGTGGCATAGGAACGGCGGTGGGAACGGTGAACCCCATAATAGGCGGTGCTGTGACCCTTGCGAGCAACCTCATAGGAGGAGTGGTGAATGCCGGTTGGGGGCACAAGGTGTATGGCACTGGAGAAGCCAAGAACTACCTCAACAACATGAGTGGCTTCAAGGTGGGGGGAAGCAACGACAATGTTGAGTAGCTTGCCTCATACATCACTCCAGCAAGCCAAGTCACCTACAAGGATGGCTGGTTCACCGACAAGGGCAAAAGAGAAGCGAGGAAATGGAACAAGTTGACACAGGACGCATACAGCCAGGCCAGCAGGTCAGTGCAAAACGCAGCCCTGAACAACATCAACGGCACTTTGAACAGCCAACTTGCCAACTATGCCGCTTTGGGAGGATATATAGACGGCCCTACAGACTACTCCTTAATGACGGACTTATTGAACATAAAGCAGGGGCAAATGCAACAAAAGAACAAGATAACCACAATGCCAAACAGCTTTGGCTACAATGGAGGATTGGCGGGAACGCTCTTCGCCAATGGAGGATTGGCTGGAGTGCAACAGACGCATGGCACAGACTTCACGAATGGGGTGACACAGGTGAACGCAGGAGGAAGCCACGAGCAGAACCCCAACCAAGGGGTGCAGATGAGCGTTGATTCTGAAGGCACTCCAAACCTTGTGGAGGAAGGTGAGGTGGTATGGAATGACTTTGTATTCTCCAACAGGATAAACGTGCCGAAGGAAGTCAAGAGGAAGTTTGGCATAAGGGGAAAGAAGGACATCACCTTTGCTGATGCGGCGAAAAAGCTGCAAAAGGAAAGCGAAGAAAGACCTAATGACCCCATCAGCAAGGCAGGACTTAACGCAAACTTAGAGGAGCTTGCTAATGCACAGGAGGAATTAAAGATTAAAAATGAAAAATTAAAAATGCAAGAAGCGTTTGCCAAGCTGAGTCCTGAGCAGCAACAGCAGGTAATGCAAGAGTTGGCTGCAAGACAGCAAGCCGCTTAGGAGCAGGCAGTGGCACAGCAACAACAGCAGGTATCACCAGAATAGGCACAGATGATGCAGGAGCAGGCTATGCAACAGCAACAGGTGCAGCCTAATATGGGTGCTATGGGGGGCAAGGTGAACAAGTTTGATGGTGGCGGATATGCTCCATACGCGGCCATGGGAAACTATGCCATAGAGAATGGAGGCATAAACGGCAACCCCCTCAATGGCGCATACAAGACATGGGATGAATTTGTATATGGTGACAACCTCCCGATTTGGGTGGACGGGAACTACATACCTGAATATGGCGGAGCTGCAATAACGACGGATGGACACCAAAACAACGGATTCTACAAATGGTTGAAATCAGACGCAGGAGAAGCGTTTAGGAAAAACTGGTGGAATAAGGAGAACGCCCCCAACTTTTACAACAGGAATGATGCCAGCGTTGCACCTACAATGGATGATCTGATAGGAGTTGATGGTAAGGCAGGACTTATGTTTGACAAGAACTATGGTGACGCACATAAGTTTGGAGCAGCTGCCTTCAATGAATACATGAAGGGCAAATCACCAAAGGACACCGCAAAGAAAGGGCAGATATTCCATGCTGTTGTGGGGGATGACGACTATATGCCAGAGAGTGCCTTGGATAAGAGCAAGGTGGGCAGGGAAGTGAAGAGAGTCACCCTGCCTAATGGCGACATAGTGGTGTGGCACGCCTCTCTTGGAGAACCTGACAACACAGAGGTGGGAGACACAGGAAAGGCCTTGCAGGATGATGGCAGCATTGTCCCTATACACAAAAAGGAATGGCCGAGGTATGCGGGGCTGATGGGGCCAGCAGTAGGATTGGACTTACAAGCTATGGGGGTCGGGAAGCCTAACACCTCAACACTTGATGCAGCAGTGAGCGCAAGTGGCGTCACACCCATAGCCGCAGACTACAAACCATTGGGAAACTATCTGACATACAGGCCATTGGACAGGGATTACTACATAAACAAGCTGAACGCACAGGCAGGAGCTACAAGGAGGGCATTGCTTAACAGCGGTTCTACTCCATCAAGGGCTGCTGCGATATTGGCGGCAGACAACCAAGCCCAGGCCAAACTTGGGGATTTGGCAAGGCAAGCCGAGGAGTATAATCAAGGACAAAGGGAGAAGGTGGCCACATTCAACAGGGGCACTGACCAGCTTAACGCTGACGCATATAACAGGGCGGCGTTGCAGTATGCTTCAGACTACAACAATCAGAAGAAGTTTAATGCACAACTGCAAATGGAGGCTGCAAGGGAGAAGATGAACGCTAAGGCTGGATGGTACAACTCCCTGTACGCCAACATTGGGCAGCTTGCAGCAGGTATAGGCAGCTTGGGAAAGGAGAACGCACAGCATAACCTTATAGCGGACATGGCGGCTTCAGGAGCATTTGCAGGAGTTAATCCAGAGAGTGCATATTGGAGAAGGCATGTGAAGAAAAAGTGAAAAAGGTGAAAAGTACAGGACTGACAGGGCAGACAAGAGCCGTAGGACTGGCGGATGCTGAAGAAGGGCATTAGAAGTTCTAAGGGCGATGATTATGGAGAATGGGGAGGATTATGGAATGAGTAACTTTGCAGAAAGAAGACGCTATGGCTTATATAAAGACACTGAAAGAGAATGAATTGATAGGAGGACGAGACAACACTGATGTGTATGCCGTGTCCTCCACGCAAGCCATATTCTCACAGGATGAGAGTGGGAAAACGCCTGATGGGGTTGAGTTCAAACTTGAGGACAGGCTCAAGAGGCATGAGGCGGACATTGAGGCTCTTGACAAGAAGATGAATGACTCTCAATGTGGTTGCGAGGCTCTCACGGAAGAGGAGATAACCGCAATAATAGGCAGACCTACACAAGGAGGTGGAGAAGGAGGAGATGTTTGTGGTTGTGGTTGCGAGGCTATAGAAGACGATGTTATTAACAGTTTAAATTAATACAATTATGCAGTTTTTAGATTATGACGGTCTTGTCTATCTTTGGGGCAAGATTAAGAAGTACACGGATGATTCAGTAGGCAAGATTGACCTTTCGCTGTACAAGGTGGTAAGTTCATTGCCAACGAGTGACATTGACGTGAACAAGATTTACCTTGTGATAAACTCAAAGACAGGCACGCAAGACCAGTATGCGGAGTATGTATATACGGGTGACGCAAGTGCCACATACGACAGCACAAAGTGGGAGCGTCTTGGTGTGTATAACGCCAACATCGACCTTACCCTGTATCAGACAGTGAGTGACGCTACAAGCAAGTATAACACGCTGAATACAGCCATAGGCAAGAAGGCTGACAAAGCCACCACCCTTGCTGGCTATGGCATCACTGACGCTAAGATTTCAGACAATGTAATCACTCTTGGCAGCAGTACAATCACTCCTGTCATGGAGGCAAACCTCACTGGCTACACTACAAGTGGCAAGAACTACAAGATTCAGAAGGATTCAAACGGCAAATACTATGTGAATGTTCCGTGGACTGACAACAACACCACATATACGGCTGGCACGGGTCTTAGTCTTAGCGGCACTACTTTCAGCCTCGCCCTTACAAAGGCGTTGGTTACTACGGCTCTTGGCTATACTCCTCCAACCGCCGACA